AAGGTATAGTTTCTCATCAAACCCCAGTGGAAGTTTAGACCCTTCCATCCCCATTGTGTAACTTCCATACAGGCAATCAGAGGAAATTCATCATATTCAATGTTTGGAGTTTTAGGTGCGTAGATGTAAGTGTAAAACTTACCGACTTCAGGAACCCAAGACTTTTTATCTAGGATTTCTAGAAGTGCCATCATAATATCATCATTCTCTTCAAGACCGATGAAGTTATCTTGATAAGTTTGAATCCTATTCATACTTTTAGATCATCTTCTGTTAGAACTTTGAATTCATAACGACGATCTTCACAGAACTCCTTTGCTGCTTCCCACTTTGCCTGGTTCTTGGCATACTCGGTCACTTCATAGAGATACTTTTTGGTTCTTCTTGATTGAACCTTTGGTGCCTCACAAAACCTTTTTGGTTTAATTTCAATGATGGATCTTCTGATGTTTCCCTTGCTATCACGATACTTGATGAAGAAGTCTGGGAAATATCTGTGCCACTTATTATCAACGGGGGATTTATAGGGAATTGCTAGTTCTTCACTTCCCCACTCTAAAATATTATCATTAGTATCACAGTAAACCATGAACTTACGTTCCCATAAACTGCGATAAATAATGTTACGATAGTCTCCTTTATATTTTTTGATATTGGTAGGTTTATATCTGCCACTGTACGACATGATATTGATAGCAATTCCCAGAGGTATTTATTGTGGCATTCAATAGAGATAATTTAAAACCAAGAACTACAGACGATTTCATTTCAAATTTTAGTCGTGTAGCTCAGACCTCTCATTATAAAGTTGAATTCAAAGGAATTGAAAGACTGACCTCTTTATCGTCTTATTTGAGATCTAGAGATATTTCAAATCAATTTATCAGTAGGGAATTGGGTGAATATTGTCGTTCTGCTCAGATTCCTGGCACACAAATTGCATCTCACTCTGCAATTGATCAGTTTCCAGGTGTTACTGAGAAATTTGCTTATAGAAGACAATTTCCAAACGTAACAATGAGATTTTACGTTGATTATGAATACAAAGTTCAGAAGTTCTTTGAACTTTGGCAGGAGTATATTCTGAGTGGATCTAATACTTCTGACGGTGTTGACTTTGATCAAAAAAACTACTATTACAGAGTCAAGTATCCAGATCAATATAAGTGTGAAAGGATTAGATTGCTAAAGTTTGATAGAGATCATAAAGAGGGTATTGAATATAATTTCTTAGGTGCTTATCCTAAGAATATTAGTTCAACACAGGTTTCCTATGATCAATCTAGGATTTTAGAGGTCACTGTTCAGTTTGAATATGATAGATATATCTTCGGTGCGATGGATAGTTACTCAAAGTCATTGAAACAAGCATTCAATGAAAGAGGAGATTTTATCACTTTTAAACCTGCTGCTACTAGTAGTGATGGGACAAATACTCTAGGTGGCACATCAGGAACTTCTTCACAATAACTGTAATAAATACAAAATAAGACTTTGAGTTTGTTATGTCACTGCCAAAGATTAATGCTCCTACTTATGAGTTAACTCTGCCATCATCTGATAGGAAAGTTAAATATAGACCATTTTTGGTTAAGGAAGAAAAACTTCTTATTATTGCAATGGAGAGTGAAAATCTTGGAGAAATTGCTACAGCAGTTAAACAGGTAATTTCTAATTGTATTTTGACAAGAGGTATCAAAGTAGAGAAGTTATCTACGTTTGATATTGAATATCTGTTCCTCAACATTCGTGGTAAGTCTGTTGGAGAATCTGTAGATGTTCTTTTAACTTGTCCTGACGATGGTGAAACTCAGGTTCCTGTTACTATTGCATTGAGTGATATTCAGATACAGAGAGACCCAGATCATCAGAATACTATTAAGTTGGATGAAGAATATTTCCTTAAAATGAGATATCCTTCTCTAAATGAATTCGTCAAGAGCAACTTTGTTGAGGGTGAAGCAGAAATTGATCAATCCTTTGACATGATTGCTAACTGTGTTGATCAAATCTACACCGAAGAAGAATCTTGGGCTGCTAGTGATCACACTCATGAGGAATTGGTTGAGTTTATTGAGAATCTTGGTTCTACTCAGTTTCAATCTATTGAAAAGTTTTTTACTACAATGCCAAAACTTACTCACACTGTGAAGGTTAGAAATCCAAACACTGGTGTTGAAAGTGAAGTTGTTCTTGAAGGGTTAGCAAGTTTTTTCAGTTAGGTATGGCTCATGAAAACCTTGAGTCATACTATAAAATCAATTTTGCCTTGATACAGCACCATAAATACTCTTTGACGGAGCTTGAAGATATGATCCCTTGGGAGAGGGAGATTTACATTACGTTGCTTCAACAATATCTTGAAGATGAAAAGTTAAAACAACAGCAAGCTAACGGCGCAGCATAATGGCAATTACGGCAAGTTCTTTTAGACGAGGCACATCTGGTGGAGCAGCATCGTTTAGAGGAATGCGCCGTTTCTCTCCAAAAGATACATCCAATCTTTTGAAAACTGTAGACGCAATTAATAAAAATTTAGTAGCAATTAATAGACTGCTGCAGCAACAGACTGTACTTGCCCAAAAAACTCAACTGCAACAGCAAAGACAGAAAAGAATTGAACGAGAGAATATCGCAAAACAGAGTGCAGAAAGTGCAATAGAAACAACGAAAGCATCTGCCAAAAATATTATGCGTGGACTTAAGTCTGCTGCTAAAAATATTACAGGTAAAATCAATAATTTCTTAAAACCATTCATTACATTCTTTGCTATAACTTTTGTCGGATGGTTCTCCAAGGGGGTTATGGCATGGTTTAGTCAAGAGAAAGATAAAAAACAAAAGCAACTCAAAGAGTGGGTTCCTAAAATTCTTAAGACACTGGCGATTGTTGGTGGAGTCATTGCTGCTTTACAATTTGGTCTGCCACTATTACTTAGTGCGTTGGGAACATTAATTGGAACTCTTCCAATTGTTTTAGGTGCATTACTCAATCCAATCACTTGGAAAGTATTACTTGCTGCTGGGGCGGGAATTGCTTTATCAGAACTCTTTGAAAGGGGAATGGAAGGATTAGATCCTGGTCAAAGAGCTAGAGAAAGAGTCAGAAGAATTCTTAACAAAGAAGCTGCTTCTGGATCTAAATTTGGTCTTGAATTGGTAAACGCCAATGAGAGAACTGGCACAAAAGGAGACACATATTATGATCAGTTCTACAAAATAGGAGACAAACTTTATAGAGCATCTGATATCAACAGTCTTCTTAATTCTCCAACAGCTTTTAATAAAGAATTTAAAACATACGAAAAAACTAAGGATGGTAAAACAAAAGAAATAGGAACAGAACAAGTTAATGCAGAGGCAATTAAAGAACAAAAAGCACTTGCTGGTCTTGTTGGAGACCAAAGAAAACAAATTTTAGGACAACTTGCTACTAACAGACTTTCTGGGGCATATAAAGAATATTTCAGAGTAAAGAAAGCACTTGAGGATAATCAATCCGAAATTAAAAGAAGAGAGAACTTCCAGTCTGGCAGAAAAAATGCAGCTGGATCAATGGAGGACGCACAGAATGCTGCAAAATTGAAAACTCTGAGGGAAAATACTGGTAAACTTCAAAATGATATGAAGTTTGCTAGAAACACTGTCTCTACAATGTATAATCAATTGTCAGGTCAACAAAAAGATCTGCTTCAACAAAAACTTGGAATTAAAGCAGATCAATTGTTCCCAGAGTCTTTGACTGAGGCACAGACTGCATATGCGATGAGAGGTGCATTAAATTTCGTTACTGATATGGTTGAAGCACCACTTGGTAATGTTGTTTCAATGATGGAAAATTTCCAGAGTGGTATTGCTGAACAATTTAATGCATTAACTGATACTATCTCTGATTTTGAAATTAACTTTAATGTCAATCCAGTAGTAACTGATGATACCGATCGTCCAGGTGAAGTTCCTGCTGGTGGGGTAGGAATTAATCCCTTTGACATGGAGAATCCTTTCCTACAATTTGCTAAACAGAATTACGTCTTACTTGGAGTAATGTGATATGTTGATAGATTCAAAGACATTTACTGCATTATCAAAGAGTTTAATTGCTGTACGCAAAAATACAGCATCTATTCGTAAGACTCTACTTAACAATAGAAATACTGCAAAAAAACTACAATCTGACACACAAAGACAAGAAAAACTGTTAGAGGATCAGAAACGTAAGAACGAAAAAGAACAAAATATAGAGAGCA